CAATAATAGCAGCTCTTCTGCTTAATGGTTTATTTCGTATAGATAGTTGGGACATTTTGCGTTCCAAAGTTATCCTTTATTCTCTTTGATAGATATCCTATGAATTCTCTTAACTTGCGAGACCACAGCTTCTGCATATAACTCATGGTCTCGCCATAGTCTTCACTTTCCCTGTATGTTTCTGATAGTTTGTCATAGATTTTTTTAGCAGTATCTATTATTTCACGGGCGTACCGTTCATCATTATTCTTTTCTGCTAGCTGAAACTCTCCATCTAGTACAGCAATCGGTCTTCTTATGCTATATGAATTATTGTAATCTATGTTTCTATCTAATTTATCAAACAACTTCATTTAGTGTTCCTTATATTGGAGCTCCACCGGCTGGTGGCGGTGCTCCTCCACCCTCTGGACCGGGCCCACCTGGCGGCCCTAATGGCGGTCCACCAAGTTCACCAAGTGGTGGTGCCCCTCCGGGTGGCGGGCCTCCTAACGGCGGGCCCCCTAATCCACCACCCAACGGTGGTGGTCCCATTCCCGGCATGGCACCTGGAGCTTCTGCGCCAGGAACACCCGGTAATGGTTCCTCTGTAGGTTCTACAATATCTTCTCCTTCTTTAATTGCTCTTAGTGCACTTATTTGCATTCCCTGACAGATTTGCTTTTCTTTAACAGCTATTATATCTTCGATCATTTCTTTTCTAACCTTACGCTTCTCATCTTCTGGATCCAAACCAAGACTTCTAAATAATGTAGATTTTGAAACTTTTGGCGGCTCTCCGGTTGGCCCAGGTTGACTAAGTTGCTGTAGCATTCCTATATAATCACTCATATCAAACAGCAGCATTTGGTTCCAATCTATATCTGGAACTATTAGTTTCTTTTCTCCACCATCATAGTCGTAAAATTCCTGAATTTCACTAATGGGTGCAAATACTTTGATTTTCAACCAACGAGCAATCATATTTCTGAATGCCTCGTATCTTTGTTTTAAAACCTCTAGACCTATAGATGCACTATTGTATGATGCACCCTCTTGTGTTATAACTGCCTTTGGAGTCATTAGGCCATACAAAATATTATCCATTATAAAACTCATATCGTTACCTATATCTATTATGCTTCCGCTTGCCCCAACACGCTCAATTTTAACACCAGCATGACTAATTATCTTAAAGTCCTTATCGTATTGTGCAGCCTCTAATGTCTGTCTCCACTTTTCTAAATCATTTTCGGTTGGATGGTATTCGCCTTCAGCAGTTCCGCCAACAGAAACTAGAGTAATTGGGTTTACTAAATTATCGGCCTGTGCAAACTTAGATTCTCTTAGTTTATCATAAAGCATTAAATCTTTATATACACTTACTATAACAGATGTCCCATGTATATCATATGGAGATGACAGCATTTTTAAATGACTCACATGAAAGTTATCTAAAGGAATATTGTTTCCTTTTCGCACGTGATATAAAATTTCTTCATCTATTTGTTCTCTAAGTTTCATATCAGCCGGAGCATTACTCGTTACTAATCTTTGCAATGCAGCATCTGGTCTCATTGATATTACGGCCTCACCGCTAAGAACCGATGTTTTTACATGAATATAATCTGGATTTTGTATTACTATATCTTTCCATATACCACGATCTGGATCTAATTCTGCGTACGGAAATACCTCACCCATCTTCCAAAACTCCAATGCTATATTGTGCAAAATTCCAACTAGATCCATTTCTTCAATCATATCATTAAAAAATTGTTCTTTATCCTTATATTTGCATTTAAGATTTATTTTGCTAATAGGATATGTAGCATGTAAGTTTATGCAATTGTGAACTAATGGATGTGTATCATAAAAATTTCTATTCCATGCGTTCATTGTAATTCGATCGCGCGGTAGTTGTAAATTCGCAATCGGGAATAGCGGAGAATATACCTCTGGTGCCTGTCTTATAGTATCTGCAGTTCCAGAAACTCCAAATGACCCAGCACCCTGACCGCTGATAGTCGTAGTTGCGGCAGTTTTATCTAAGCCATATTGTTTTTTTATCTCTTGTGCCTTTTTGTAAGAGTTGCTATATAATAACAACGGAGATGGACTGTTATCACTTCCAACAATCTCCGTTCCTCTAACTAGCATGTCTGTCCGTCTTTCCTCAGAAACGGATTGTAGCGCAGCATTACTTATCTGATTTACTGCCCTGTTTTTAAAATGTGTTTCAGAGTTAGATTGGCCAGACACATGTACAGCTGCAGGCTTAGCGCCAAATCTTCTTTTTGGCGTTACATCGATGGCAGCTGTTTTCTTTACGCCTTGTTTTACTGCTCCTCTTCTTAGTTCTGTCATACTTTACATCCTTGGTAAGAACGATAGCACTGGGCTTCGTCCTTTTGCATTTATTTGATGTTCTTTTACCTTAAATCCACGTGTGATGTGAAACTTGAACGCTATATACGCATACATAAGAGCCATTAAGCCATCATTTGGCCCAGACCCCTTTACATATTTGTTAACTATATTTCCAGCAACTGTTTTTGTTTCGGTTTCCATAGAACAACAGTGCTCTATTAGCCAATTCATTTGTTCGTAGCTGGCAGAATCTTTTAATGGAAACATAATCTTACTTTTTCTCATTACGTTAAATATATCATCCAGCATTAAATCTTTATTACACACTATGGATAAATTGTCTTGAACTACTTTTATCGGTTTTATTAAAGTTCCACTATTTATACAACTCCAAAATCTAGTCTGGTACTCTCTCTGTAAATCTGGAACTATATCATTACCATACCCAATGTCGGCAACAGCAAGTTTTATGTTAAATCTTCTAAACATTTCATGGACTACAGATTTCTTATAATCTAAATCATTCTTTTTCATTTTGAAGGCATTTTCAATTTGGAAAATACCGCTTTTGTTGACTGACGCAACTAAAATAGTCGAATATGACTGTCCTAGTGTTGGGTGAGAGTCATCTTTTCCACCCCAGTCGATGCCCATAAATGTTAACAGATCGCTTTCTTTAGCAACCCTGGTGGATACTGAGCGTTCTTTATTTTTACAATATCTATATAGTTCCTCTTCAGTCATGGGTAAGGCAGAACCACTATAAAACTCACCAAGTATTTCTGTTTGCCATATACGTTCTGACTTAGTTGGGTTATATTTTGGATTTTCAGCCTGTATTGCTTCTTTTGTCATGTATGGGATAATGAATTGATTAAAATGAAAACCCACATACAGTGGCTCTTCACCATTATCCATTTTAGACCTAGTTGTTTTCCATTTCCCAAGTTCTGTGGCATCTTTCTTATCCATTATTTCGCCACATTTTGGACACTGTATTGTTGTGCCATACAACCAGATTTTTTCCCACTCATCTGATCCAGGAGTGTATAGAGTAAAATAATGAGAACACTCTTCCTTTACACATCTCATATAAAAATATCTTTGATCAGATGCATTCCATATCTTCCAAAAATACGCTCCCTTATTTAAAGGAGTTCCAAAATACAATTGAACCCCTTTACCAGTTGGTCCATAATTAGATGCTGTCAGAGTTCTAATGCCATTACCTATATCTTCTTCAAGCATCCGTTGAACCTCATCATGAAAAATTGCATCCAACGTCATACCCTGAAGACGTGATGCATTATTTCCATTTGAGTCTACCCAAAGCTTATTCTCGTTCTTAAATAGCTTTTCTGTTAAAGTGTCTTCTGGAACATCTGTTTTCTTTTTACCCAACTTTTCGTCCCAAGACAAGCCCTGTTTTTTTATATAGTCATCCGTTGAAGTACGCATCATGGTACTTAATTTATCTTTTGCAAATTTGTTGACGTTATTTAAGGCAGGAAAGCAATGCAGGATTCGCATTGGTGGGTTGTCTGAAGAGGTACCAAAAAGACCGTTAGTGGTAAAAAACAACTCAAGTGCTATTGCCATTGTCGTGGCACCAACCTGACGACCCTTAACACAAACTACAGGCTTACCGTCTTTTCTAAGTGCGTTTATTGCAACATACCTGTATATATCTGCTAAAAATTTCCACCCAGTACCATTTAATTCTAATGGCATTTTCCCGTCAACTTTCAAAAAACGTCCGCAAAACTCCACTGGATCAAATTTGAGTACTTCTCTTTTAACTTCCTCAAATACGTCATTTGCAACGTGCGACGTATGCATTCCCATTATTAGCTTCCTTTGCCGTGCGTTATATAATCAGCAGCATTATCCTCTGGGTGATCCTCAGTGTCAGTTCCAACTCTTCCCACATCAGCACTTTGTTCTTCAGTGTCTCCTTGATACTCTTTTTTGGCTTTTTCTATATATTCGATTAAATCACTATCTGAATAACTTATCAAATCTTTTCCTAGTTTTTCTCTTAAATGATTTAAGATAGAGTGAGTGTTTTTTGTACCACCGCTATGTTCGCACAGACTTCTGATATCTTCTCTTAATTTTGGATTTTTTTCTATTACGGATAAGGCATCTTGTTTTTCATCAAGCATCCTTGCATGTCGTACCGAAATGGGATGAAAAGAGGCAGTACTTTTACGTTCACGTCTTCTTCTGTGCATCCTTTGCATTATCTCAATGGCTTCAAATGTTTCTTTAACCACTTTATTTTGTATTTCCTCATCCTGTTGTGCAATCCAATCATCATTTGTTAATAAATAATTTTCTACTTCTTCATACGTGACTGGATCAGACACATTATCTTCGACCTCTCCAATTGTAACTCTATTTGTAAACTCTTCCTTGGTTAAGTCTATATGCTCTTCATACAACGGTCTTTCGGTAGATGCTTCTACCTTGATATCTTCGACTATTGAGTTAAGTCCAACCATTTTCTTGTATTCATCCACAACACCCTGAACAGTTTCACTTCTTTTGTACTGTATTGCATCAATGACATCTTGAACAGAACTCTCCTTCTCTTCGGCAAGAGACTCAAGAAAGTCATTAAACCAAGTTGGTCCTTTTTCGTCTCTCACAAAAATATCGCTACGATTTATTTTTGTCATGCCAGCCCCTTATATATCAATTTTTATTATGGTCGGACTTTCTTCCCTTATATCTTCTAAAGAGTCTTCTATATAAGCATAATCATATTGAAAATTATCTTCCTCTTCTCTTAGCATATCCTCATATATTATTATTTGTTCAATTATTTCTATCAAGTCTTCAGGTAGGCTGATATCCATGTTATCTCCTACAGTATTCCCATTTGTTTTAGTTTTGGGCCGTTCCAAAGCTCAGAGTTTGGCTTTTCTTTATGGAACCACTCCCATTTATTCTTGTTATGTTCTCGCATATATCCTTTTATTTCAATCCACTTTTTAGTAGAAAACAAATAACAATCAGGATAATATTTTCTACCATCTGGCATCAAAAATGATCTAGGTTGCCAACGGAAGTTGATTTTGTTGGCGTTAAAATATTCAACCACTTTCTTTTCCCAAGACGCCTGGCAAACTAACTCTTCCCCAGTTTTCCAATGATACAAAATATAGGAGTTGTTTGAAGATCTTGCCCTTTTTATCTGAGCACACTCTGGGCACCAAGATTTCCGTCCCTTTATGTTATTTAGGTTTGCCAACCACCTGTGCCCGTCTTTACATTCCCACAACATCTTTGTATTATAGTTTATGTATTTATCAGACAAACACTTGCCGCCACTTTTAAACGCAATTTGTGCGGACAAGTTTAATCCATCTTGTAGCCTTCTTTTCTCTGATTTTGTTTGTAATGCACATTCTGGACACCAATGTCCTTTATCCTTGATATTATTTAAATTTGCCCCCCACTTGTGCCCTTGCTCGCATTTCCATAACATTCTATCTTTACTATTTATATAAACATCAGATAAGCACTTGCCGCGCTTTTCTTTTGCTATTTTTCGTGCTACTCTTAATCCATCTAACTTTTTTGGCATATAGGTTCCTTTATTAAAATATTAAGAATAATAGTTTGTTTGAAACTCAACATTATCCCCACTTGCCGGATCCGTTGGCTCGTTTATAAGCCCTCGATCGCGATATATTGGATAGCCATGATCACTAATAAGTTGAACAAACGCCAGTTCTTCTCTTGGAGTAAAATTATACTTATTCTTTAGTTTTTCGTACACTTCCTCTATATTTCTTCCACCAGAAACTTTTGCATTGATTATTGTGCCCACGACGGCTCTCTCAAATGGAGTCATATATACATTAACCACAGGAGTTGTTGCAGTTTTTTTCAACTCATCGCCTGTCTCTGATTCACATGCTACGCAAATTGAGCGATCATTTGCTGGGTCATACCACACTGGCGCTGAAGAATCACATGTCTCACAGTACCCTTCTGATATAAATCTGACCTTTTGGATGCTAGCATTTTTAGACAACCGCTCTATATGATTTTCTAATCTGTCAACCATTTTTTGCATATCTTTGCGAATTTTATCTAACTCTTCTTCATCTATTTTACCATCATAGTCCGCCCGCATTGCTCTACTTGCTTGGTTATCTAAGTCCTTTACATATGCGGTAGCACGCTCGCAACCAGGAATAGTGTTTCCTGAGTGTCTTGGTATCTTGGTCAGTTTGTCCTTTAAATAATCTATGAATAAAGCTGGATCCTTATCCTCTTCCCAGCTCTTTTCTCTGACCTCAACGGTATCATCTGCGTTAAACTCCACATACTCAGCATCTGAACCTGGAACGGTATCATGAACATAATCTTCTGTTGGTATTTCTGCTTCTAAGTCATCTTCGATGACCTCTATAACGTCTTCGCCAAGATCCTCAAACTCATCCTCTATTACAAAAGAGTCAACAGCTGAGTATGCTAGCGTTTCATCGCCCTCATAAATCTCTAGGCCGTCATCGTTATACATATCATAGAATTCTGGCATTTTAAAAATCCTCCATTATCGGTTTACTTGTCGTGGACCAAACCATGCATCAGCTAATTCCCACAGAAGACCAGTGTCAGTTCTTTGAGATTCATACTTTTGACGGTACTCATCTAAAAACTCCTCAATCTGTGCAAAAGCTTCTTTGTATTCTTCTTTATCTCTTATACTTTCCAATCGTTTTAAGATGGCATCTATCTTATCTGCCTTATCTTTTTCTCCACACTCATCGTATTTATCCGCTAGTTTTATCAATTTTTCAGCTTCATCTGATCCTAAGAATGAAAACAAACCGAAAAATAGGTTTCTACTTTCATTATTATCGGAATAAAATCCTAGTGGATATCCATAGAGCCCATCTAGTCCTATTCCAGAGAAAGTTTGCGGATACAACGGGCTTCCTCTATATGGCACACTGCGTTGTCCTTGCCCAGTATCACCAAAATCACAATCTACTTTTTTAAATTTTTCCAATACTTTGTCGGCAAATTGACATCTTTTGCCATCTTTATGATGAACATATACCAATGAGTTTGCTTTTTTAATTCTTTCCTTTTGCTCATCACTATCAACTGCACTTAATGGGGCCATACGATTAACAGAGTCTCCTGCATTTTGGCATGCATCTGGTATAGGTAATCCAAATGGACAGTCTTTAAGCTTGTTGTCACGTATGATCCCTAACTTTTTCTTTACCATCTGGCGTACCCTGCCTTTTGCCCGCAATTATAACAATATGGGGTAGGAGAATTAACTTGTGTTAAACCACAGTTTTTACAATCGATATCGTATCCCTCTTCTTCTTCATCATCATCATTTCTTCGTTTTTCTATTCCAGTAAAATTCTTATCTATTGATTGCTCTACAGCACTATAAAAAGCACGACCATCTGTGTCGCTATTGTTTTGATGAATTGAAATCTCTATTGAAGGTTTTGGTGCTGGTGGTGCATCTGGCAACACGCCGATACTAGAATCCCACCTGTCCGCCCATCCTTCAAGAGAGCCATCTTCTGTTAATTGTAGCCAAACACCATCACTAAGGTCTTTTCTAAATAGCCTTGGCAAAGCTTCTGATCTATTAAAACCATGCGCCTCTATATACTCTCTAGCTTTTTCTTTTTCTTGCCATGAACTATATTCTACAATAATCTCATCTCTATCCCAATCCTGTCTTAGCCCAGATGAATATAGTCTAAAGTCACCAATAATATTGAAAAACTCGTTTATTTGAGGCCAATAACGTTTATAAATTTTATCTATGTCTTGCTTAGATGGTGTTTTTTTCCAACTAGGTTCTTCTCTTTGTGGCTCAACTTGCTTTTGTTCTGGCTCAATACCTCTCATTTTTAGATGTGCTTCATATTCTTCTGGTGATCTAAACCCATGATACTGCCATTTTTCTTGCGGCGGTTTATCTTCTTTTGGAGGCTCAAGGCCATAATATTCCCATTTTTCTACAGCTTCTTTTATTATATTATCAATTCTATTTGCCGCATTCATTAAACCAGCTTCATCTAATTGATCAGCAAGAATAATAAGATCTGTAAGCACTTCACTTTTTTTCCTCTTCTTTTTAATTGGCGGTTTATCTGTAATTTTTTCTATAAACCCTATATTCATATATGGGCTCTCACCATAATCAAAGTTGCGTCTCCAAAACGGCGGTAACCCATCTGTATCCTCAGTATCTCGTGGTAGCGGGTGATCCATTGGCTCATCTATAGAATGTTTGCTTTTTCTTTTTTGTTTTTTCTTCTGTTTTTTCTTTTTACCACTTTCCTTTACGACGCCAGGCAAATCTAAATCGGCTGTTGTTCCCTGTTGCGCTGGAGCCACTGGAATCAAACTTTTAATCTCATTTACTTTTGTTTCAACTTCTTTACTCAAATTAGTTACTATTGTATTAAGTTCTTTTGTTATTTGTTCATTAAGTTGACGAGTAGCGGCCTGCATTTTAGTATTAAGATTGGTAAGCGCATCATTAACGGCTCTATTAATCTCGTCTCTCTTAAAATCTATTGTATTTTGTTGAGCAATTTTTTTATTCATCGAACATCCTCATTAGCTCTCTTCGTTTGATTAGGGCTTCATATACTGGTTTACTCAATGGAGATAACGGTAACAGCTTATATTCTATTAGCATATTTATTCCTTTATCGTTATCCAATCTCACTATTTCACTAACGCGATCTTGAACAAATCCTCTTGATAGTTTTTGTATCTTCTTTCTATTACCTATCATAGCACTTTTGAGCTTATCTTCTATATTGAAATCATATTTTATAGCAAACTTTATTGCCCTAAGTATCCTTCTCGGATCCGCACTAATGGTAATTTCTGGATCAATTGGGCACTTAATCAACCCAGCCTTAATATCTTCCTCTGCTTCTCCTGTTAAATCATATATATTAGAGAAATCTAAATCTTCTAACAGCGTATTTATCGTAAAATCTCTGCTGTATATTTCCCTTTTCATAGGTGACATATCGGTAACACCCATCTTTCTTAGCTCAACATCTATATTTGGAACCACAAAATTATTTGAAAAATCTATTCGTAATCCTTTAATATTTATAGATGAGTGTCCATCATCATACGTCCTGTATTTTGCATCACCAAATTTATCAGCAAGTAGTTCACCTAACTTTACTGAACCATCATCACCAGTTGTAATATCTAAATCGTTTATATCCGCTCCTTTCTTTCCCATTAAACGATCACGTGGAGTACCACCGACGATAAATGGTTTGCTTATTCCATTTTCGGCTGCCAATTTACTTATTATGGATAACAGTTCATGGATGTCCATTTTTTACCTATTATTTGGTTGGCAACTCTTTTTTCATTTGGCCAATTGGTCTACTACTTAACTCTCTTTTATCAATTTTTTCTGGCTGCAATTCTGGCTCGGGTGCTTGCCCTGGCTGTGTTGTTTTTTCTTTTGCCGCCGGATGTTTTGAAACAGACTTACCAGTACCACGTAATTTAGATACAATAGCCTCTACTCTATTACTAGCATAACTGTATGCTTCGATAAGTTTTGACTGCGAATCACCTAGCTCTGGAAAATAGCTTGCCAACCCCAACTCATTCAAAAGTATATCAACACTCGCCATATCTCTAATCAGATCTCTAGATTTAAGCAACTTAGTAAGTCCCTCTAGACGCTGTATAACCATATCAAGATTTACATCTGATGTGTGTGGTTTTGGAGATTCCGATGGTGGTGGCAGTGCTTCTACCACAGCCTCAGAATCCTCTGGGGATGGTGTAAGCTCTTCTGCTGGCATTGGCACTTCTGGATCTTGGGCAAATTTGTTTAAAATATCCGCTCCTTCTGAAAATCCCATTCTTTTAATTCGATTTGCAGATCTAATAACACAATCTTCGAGGGATGCATATACGTCTAATCTGCTAACACTCTTGTCTAAAGCATACATTTCGTCTTGAATTTGTTCTATATTTTGGTGTGGCAATACGTCATTATACTTATCTAAAAGTCTTCGCAACGATCTTAAGCGTGATTTCATTTTTCCCTTAAAAGATCTTGCTTTTTCTAATTCTTGTTCGCGTTTGGTTTTTTCTTTACGCATTTTATATGTCGACATCGCCGGTCTTTCTTCAACATTATTTGATCTAGTTGCCGGGTCAAGCATATTTGCCGGAAGCCCAAGATCATAAATATCAGTGTCAGCTGTTTTTGTTTTAGCGGTTTTCACGTTATATTTCTCCGTATTACCAGATTCGTAGTATTTCAGCCAATTGGTAAACTTAAATCTCTCATCAGTAGACCAATCAACTGTCGCAAGTTCAATTGCAGCATCTTTACTTATCCCTTTTTCTTCCAACAAGCTATATATAACTTTAATAGTATCTACCCACTTGTATCTATCATATGTTGGATCTCTGGTTTCTTTTCCAAATGTGTTTGGATACGCTTTCTTACTATGTTTATCACACAGCCATTTATGCATCAGAACTCTGAAATCTGTTAAATCGTTTAATTTACATCCATCTCTTTTGTTCTGTATTATGTATTTACACAGATAATGTTTTTCTTCTGGCACCAGTTTGACATTAAATGTATCATCCATCATGTCGTCTGCTGTAGTTATAATAAAAAATCGCAAATTGTAATCATCATCGGTCTCGACGCCACTCTTTGTTGCATCTTTTGCATCATCAATAGCACACTGAACTAAACCCTCGGTCATTCCAAATTCTAAAACATTCGAAAGTTTATCTGCCATATACTGATTTATTTCTCCAGTATTTTGCGCATCAATTATATACTGTGTATAATCACTCATTCGCATCCTCATCAGACAATACTTCTGCCTCTATTGCTTTCAGCTCTTTTCCATCAACTACCTCAACTTTCTGCGGTGTGTACTCAAGGCTATTAAGTTTACTATTTAGCTTTTCTATAAATATCATGGCAAGATCTGGGTTGAATTCACTTATAACATCTCGTATGACATCTCGTATCATAGCGATCTGCTCGTTCATAACCGTAACATTTACATTGTGTTCGATTGTTTTATCTGCCATGCCCTCTATAAACTTTTTGTATTGCTGTAACAGGGCCATTTGTCGATCCATATAGCCCCTGATCTCTTTATCTGCTGGGCCACTAGCCGCTTCACCACTTAAAATAGCATTGTACCAATATTCCATTCTGGTTTCAATAATTGTATCAAGTTGCAAAATCTTTTTAGCAACGTCCAAATGTGTATCGGCAATCTCATTTATTTTTTCTTGATATGCACTTGTTTCAACAAGCTGAGCCTCACGCTGCTTTTCTTCTAAAGCTCTTTGTTGCACAACAGCAGCTTCCTGTATATCTTTAAGAACCTTACCTTCGAGCTGCAAATTTTCTTTTCTGAATTTCTGTAGTGTCACAGTAGATAAATGGAGGGCCTTGTTGGTCGGGTATTTCTCTTTTGTCCATGCCGCAACCTTTCTAACAGACTCCCCATCATTAAGCATTTTTATTATCGTTTCTTTGTCTGGATGTTTAAGTATTTTTTTGGACATTACACGAGCATCTCCGATACAATACCAAATTTACTAATTATCTCTTTAAGTTCTGTTTTGGTATAAAAATCCTCTGGTTTCTTAAATCCTTTGGAGGAATTACACGATCTACATAAAGGAACTGCATTTAGAACACTAAGTGCGTTCCCCTCAGACAATGGATTGTGATGGTCAATGGTAATATCATCTACGGATTTACATTTAAAACAACAAGATCCAAAAACTTTGAGTGTAATCTTTTCATTCTCTGGTGTATAATTCTCGTTTACGCTTATTTTTCTTGCACGTCTTCTTCTGCATTTAGCCCTAGCTTTATCTAAATTTTTCTTTTCCCATCTTCTATTATTTTCTCTCAGTTGTTCTCTATTTTCTTCTCTATATTCTTTGTAGTATTCTTTATTGTTGTATCGCCATCTTTTCTTTGAGCTTTTCACCTTCTCAATGTTATTATCGTTATATTTGTCGCGAGACTTTTTTACCTTCTCTGGGTTATCGGCCCTGTACTGCTTCTGATATAAAATTATCTCGTTATGATTTTCTTTTATGTACGATTTCTGGCATTTCTTGCATGTGCTCTGCAAACCATCTTTTTTAGATGTACACTTGTAAAACTCACTTTTGTCTTTATTTTTCTTACATTTATTACATTTCTTTGACATATAGTTTTACTCTTCTGTCATTGGCTCGCTAAGTTCTTTGAGCCAAGTTTTTTTAGCTTCTTCCTCTCTATCTCTTGTCCTTTTTACATTATCCAAAACGGTTTCAAGTGCCAATATTGTTGTCCTAAATGCATAATCAGGATCGCCGGGGTTTTCTTGTATCCATTTATATACGATGTCTGAAATTTTATTGGCCAAATGATAATGTTCTGTTCCTTCTTTTGGTATTTTTCCAGCATTCTTAATAAGCTCATCAACCTCATTAGCAAGATCATATTCGCCAAGTTCGTCCAGTTTATTTGCAATTTTTATTAGTTTATCTTTCATTTTTAGTTCACCACGTTCAGAACTTTCTCTCTACTGTCAAAGATTCTATGCGGGATTGCATAACCAGTGCTATCTGGAGTCTGCGCGGCGACTGATCCGCCTGGATGTTGGTTGCCATCAAAGTCAGTCCAACCTGCTTCCCAATTGTAACACTGCCCATCTAATGGACATTGGTATATACCTTCACCAACCCTAGCCATTTGTGTTCCTATATGTTCCGGACAATATCTTGTGCTAAGGTGATGTGCTTCATTCTTCTTGTAAGTTTCTACGTGATGTTCCTTACGGCCCTCACGATCTACACGCTCTTGATCTTTCTTTGGCTCTCTTACTTGAAGGCTATGATGGTACTTTGAGTCATATCTCTTGGACTGCTCGGTATCAGCTTCTTCTTTTCGATCTTCGTCATAATCTTCGGCACGTTTTGAGAATTTGTTTTTTGTTGATGCCTCCATCTTTTGACTGAAATGACGTCTGGTTTCAGCAAAAGGATCTGTTCCAGGTTCGTATCCTTCAATATATTCCGCGTATGGCCTGTTAACATGTTCCTTTTTCTCTTTTTGTTTTCCGCGTTCGAACTCATTAATCAGATATTCTACCTGTCGTCTTAAATCGTACAAAAAAGAACCTTTATTTTCACCAAAACTATCTACGAGGTTAGTAACTTCATCCATAGCCTCAGCTTGTCTTCTAGCAACACTCTCACCCATTTCAGTCGAACCCATTGATTTTTCTTCTACTTCAGGAAGTTCTCCTATTTCGGTTGGGCCTTCTTGTGCATATCTCTTTAAAAAGTCGTCAATCATATCCGCTTCTTTTTGTGCACCAGCTTCATCCAAATCATCGGCAACTTTTGCTAATGAGGCAAAAGTATCAGCCATACTATTTGTTCGCGCTCCACCTATCTGGGACTCTATGTGCTTATGAAATCTATCTAATGCCCTAATTGCATTTGAAACTTCATCTTCATCAAGTTGAATGTCGTAAGTTGATCCTAACTCAAGTGCATTCCTAACCTTGCAAAGCATTTCATCAATTTCCGTATCACTATCACTTATTGGATCATCCGCCATATCACCTTCGCGTGCCATGCGAAGCTGATCCTTTATATATGCAGACATTTTATTGAGTGCTTCTGTTGCGCCCGCTACTTCTCCAGTTGCGTGAAGTTGAATGTAATGAGGATATGAAGTTGCCATATTAAGCATCCTCTTTGCTTTATCTACTGCACCCTCAAATGCATTTATCATTTTTTCAGTTTCTTCTTCGTCCCATCTACCCTGCTCCTCTTCATCTATAGGCCAATCTGGTTCGGTTGGCTCGTCATCTATTGGAGTAGAAAGACCTGGTGCTGGCTCAGTCTTCATTTTCTTTAATTCTTCTTCGAGCCATCTGGATTGTTCTATATTTGGATCAGTTGGTTCATCAACAGCTCTTTTAAGAAGCTCATCTATCTCACTAGCGGCTTCGTATTCTCCTCTTGAATCTAAAAGATCTGCAAGTTTGATTAGTTTCTCTATATCCATTATTATTTGCTCCTCTTTAGATTATGACCAGAATAATTTGCTAGTGCTTATAGCTGCACCAGATTCTTCAACTGGGTTTAACTTCTCTCTCTCAACTGAACTTCTTAACTTACAGTGCCCATCTTCTCCAACAACAACCTTACTCATTGGAACCCCAAAGTGCCCACATCTAGCTTCTATCGATCCCTTGCCAGCTGGAATCTCTTTAGAACATTTTGGCGCGTTTTCTTCCCGATTGTTTTTTAACATTAGTAGATAATGATAATCTGCAACAGCATTCTTGTAATCCTCTTCTGCAAATCTTTCCTGTATGGTTCCAAGTATCATCTCACATGCCACATAATCGCTATCTGAAGCTGCCTTTATAATTTCATCTCTAAGTTCAGGCAAAGTCATATATGAATGCTCTGTTGAGTATACAACCTGTCCACTTGAAGGTGCTGGACGACTAAGAGCAAATCTCTGTAGCTTAGATGATGTGAAGTCTTCTATCAAACCATCGCATGCAAAATAGGATGGTGCTAATGGACGATATCCACTATTTGCTGTTTCTTGCATCTCTACTGGAATCTCTATCTCAACAGGTCCCTTTGGTGTAGCAATAGCGGCCATGTAACATATAGAGTCACCACTTTCTGCACCAAATCTAACCTGTGCATTCTTGAAACCAGCTTCGGCCAGCTCTGCCAATACAAGATGCTTTCCTGCTTTAACGGCATCTTTTCCAAAGCTTGATACAGCCTCTAAAACATCATCTTCAAAATCCTGAGCTAAATGGGCTAGTTCTTTTGGCATTTCTACATCAGGAGTTGTATCAATGTATGGTTGTGGTTCAGCGAGTTCTTTATCAGATATCAGTTCTGGTGTAGAGAGATGAACGACCTCGCCTCTATCATTAAATCTCTCTAAATTAACTTCGAATTCGTCGTTAGATGCAGTTTTAACTTGTCCCGTCATCATGCCAACTGCCTTAAGGATCGCATTTACATTTGGCACGGAGAAGTTGTTGGTATATGCTTTCTTATCTATAAAGTAGCTTAGTTTGTCTGCCGTTAACTCTTCAAGATGATCATCGGCTACAAATGTACTTGGAAGTAATAATTTGTTGGACGAAATATTTATTGGTACAGCAACAGCTACAAGGCCTTTTTGGGTATCAAAGTGAGCAACATATACTAGGGTACTCTTGTCACCACCAAGTATGTCAACTTTTGGTTTGAAACCTAGGGCCTCAAGTTCTACTTTAACATACTCTGCTCCCTTTTCGGCCACCTCATCACTGTATGCCTTTTCTTGCTTGATGCTTCCACCAAACAATCCATCTAGTGCATCGACTAAATCCTTGTCAACGTACTCGTTAAGTGATAGCTGTGTGTTATCGGCGTCCACCCGATTCATAGCTATATACTCCTCCGATGCTGTCTTTGCAGTCTGTGTGTCCATCACAAACATACCTAAGACTTTACGGAACTTGCTATCGCCAGATAAACGAACAAGATCATTGTATATCTTGGTCATTTCCTTTTGACTTATAGTTGTCCCATGAGGCTGCTTGTCGGCCATTTGCTCGATGACATAAGCAAATTGTCGAATAACAGTATCCTCTGGATAATTTTCGTACGCTTGTCGAGTGATATTGTGGACATCAGAAAGCATAAACTCCTGTCCATGCTCTTTTTCGTTTAGCAGATCCTGTGCTAATTTGGCAAGATCACTCACATTGACGTTGTTAGTCATTTTATTTCGTCCTCCAAGTTAATTATAGAGCTAACTCTGGAAATGCTTCTATTAAAGCATTCCTTTTTTCTTCTGTTAAAACTTTCACTAATTTATCGACAAATTCTGGGCTTACGCTTAGCTTGTTAACTAGCGCTTTCTTGAAAATATTTATATCATCTGCATTAAAATTATACTCAGATGATGCAAATCTTTTGATGGGAACTCCTTTATACAAAAGAGTGACATTCTTTGATTCTTTATCGGATAGGGCTTCCCAGCTACTTTCTACCTGCATTTTCTCGTCTGGTTCTTTTTCGTAGTTGGCAATAAGATATTCCTGACCATCTTCACCTTGCTCAAGAGTCCAGTAGGATTCTACAGGAGAGGAATTTAGCTGAAAGACATCAAAAGCTACTTTAGTGAAAAGATGCTTATATTTGTCATATGGAAGTTGTTTTTTATCCGGATCTATAACTTTCGCAACTTTCGTGAGATCAATAGTTTCCATAAGTAACTCCCTATAATATTTTGATTATATGAGATCAGGATAGATCTCACCATACAACTAAATATTAAATTATTAATAGAAATGGGAGTTTAATCAGCGAATAGACTGGTGCCTGCCGGCGGTTTGCGCCGGCGAAGGGAAATTTTGGACACACGAATGCCTGCCCGCCGAATTGCGGCAGGCTAAAGGAACGCATGACGGCCGAAATGACCGTCATGGCATAAAAGTGATATGTTATTGAAAAATATAAGAATTATAGCAACTTATAATACGTCTGTGCTATAATGTTTACCTGCCAGATAAGGCAGGTAAAAGAATTGTTAGGATTTATATATTTATAATAGGGTTGCGCATACAACAGTTTATTATTTACACGGTGCTAAAAATACAACAATATTACGACCTTCGGACTGCAGGGTTTCGGTAAAGATTAATCCTTCCTCTACTAATCTTTTAGTTATCTCATTCATTTTATGCATTCCAGCATCTTTATATAACATCTGTTGCTTTTTAAACTTCATAACTAACTTGGTTTTTAATCCGTCGCTTAAAAACTCTCGAATACGACGAATTTTAATCTCTAAGTCATTATCTCCTATAGTTGGACGTACTTGTATTTCTTTTATTTTTTGTGCTCTCTTTTGAGCTCGCGCCCTTCTTTCTCTGCGCTTTTTTTCATATTTAAGTTTACCTTCATCACCAATTTTATAAACTCTTTTATCTTTGTTTATTAACATCAAGTCTTTGTTTTGTTCTATTGCTATTTTTTTAGCTTCTTTAAAAACGACATTTCCAATTTTTTTTCCATCTTCGCCAATTAATAAGACCGTTTGTTCCATTGATATTTCGTATTCTCCTCTAATATTTAACGTTTTCTTGGTGTTTTTCTCTCATCCTTACTAAAATATTTTGAATTTTATTACTCTTTCCGCATAATTTTCTTATCTTTTTAAGTGCACCACCATATCTTTTTCCATTATTTCCGTAATCTATATTACCTTTTAGTGTTTTATGAATTGCAGTTTGATGTCTACCTAACTCTACTGAAATTTCATTCTGCGTTTTGCCTTCTAAATATGTCATATACATAACTTCTCGTTGTTTTTCTGTAAGATAGTTTTCTATGATATACATAACTTCTTTAATCAGCTCGGCTCTTAGTTGTTGAAATTCTTCTGATGTAGAGCAACTATTAAAGTACGCTCCAATACCTTCTTCATTAGAAAAGTTATTTAACAACACGGGGTCGATACTTATTTCAACAAAACCATTTAATAAAATTTCCCCATCGCCTGAGTTGGTGTAAGAGACACCTTTTGTCATTTCAACCTCCATTAAATTGTGTTTATGTCAGAAAAGAATTTTAAATCCCCTCCATGACAGAGATATTCGTCAATATCTTTAAATCCTTCGGGGGTAAACCGACATACGAGGTTGGCACTAATACGTCCCTCATCCTCCATTTTCTGCATAACTTTAGTTGCACTATTATGCCCAGGTACATCATTGTCAAATAACAAAGTTATGTTATTTGTGTATCTTGAAAGTATTATGAGTTGTTTTTTTGAAAATAAGGTTCCACAAGTTGCAACAACATTATAAATTCCAGCTTGGTGGCATGATATAACATCAAAATATCCTTCCACAACAAATACTATATTTTTTTCACGTATAGCGTTAATGGCATAGTTTAATCCATATAAATATGACGTCTTTTTATATTCAGTATTCTTATATTTCGGGATACCAAGCGGTTTACGCTCCTCATCACTCAAAAGCGTTCTGCATCCAATTGCAACAAATTTATCTTCCGTATCTTGTATCGGGATTACTATAGGATAATATATCTTATTGTCCTTATATTTGAATGGACTTTCGTATGCATTCCAGATTATACCATTCTCCATTAGTTCCTCTGGGTGCATACGATCAAACAATATCCTTAGATCTTTTGGAAATGCTCCCAACTTATATTTGCTTATGGTAGATGCGTTTATATTTCGACTTTTTAAATAGTCGAAAAGTCGCTTGTCTTTGTACAATAACTCATGACATACACTAACAAGCTTATCGAAAAACAAACTCATTACTTTCCTTTTTTCTTGCTTGTCTTCTTTTTTCTAGTTGTTTTTACTTTTGGTCTCTCTTCACTATCTACTTGCTTTGCTAATCTAACACCCGCCTCAATTATTGCTTGTTTCATGGCAGGATGGACATTTATTGGTGCTCCGCATATACTGCAGACCGTATTGTCATTTTCATCTAAAACGACCTGTCTATTGGCATTACAGGCTTTACACCCCATCGTAAATGCCTTTCTTTCCTCGTCCCTCACTATCTGCCCTTCGCTTTTAAGCACTCTCTTCATAGTATCAGAGACATTTCTTATTGGCCGGTTACAAGCTTCGCATATAACCTCTAGTGTATCAACCTTAAGTTTTGCATTCGTGGTTGCCAAACACCCCTTATTATCACATGTAATTAACATTTATTCTACCTCTTTAGTTTCTTCAACAATTATTGGTTTACTTTTGCAGTTTCGTTTAGCTTCCTTGACTCTCTCTAATACTGAAAGCTGCAACTCTTCATCTAATAGGGCTTCGGCCATTGCGTCCTTACCATTATATTTTTCGCCGTCTAAAACCCACACCTTATTATTTGGACGCTCAATTATTCCATATTTAGCACCCAACTCTCGCAACTCTATATTATGCTCTGTAATTCCGCTATTGTATGTAATGGCAATTTCTGCCACTCTATATGGTGGAGCTAATTTATTTTTATCAACACGAACACGCACATGATGTCCTACACGCTCTCCATCTTCCTCTATTACTGAATTTTTAGCAGCTATACGAGAGAAGTTTAACATCATAGTGTGTGCGTGCTTAAGAGCATTACCGCCAGGAGAAGTTTCTGGGTTTCCATACATCACTCCTGGTTGCAATCTTATTTGATTAATCACTATAAATGTTACACCAGTATCAGAAAGTAAAGGTGTTAGTTTTCTTAACTCTGGTGGTAAGAAGCGAGCCATAAGTGCCATATTAGGCTTTCCAACCTCAGACACTTCTTCTGCTGGCGGTTGCATTGCCGCCAAACTATCTAGCACTATTATACCAAGTCCTGTTGGATTTTCTTTTTCCATATCCAACACCCCGAACTTTGTTTTCTTTCCGCCACTTTTACTTGGTTGCCCAATTAGTCTTTCGAAAATTTTGATGCCATTATTTTCGCGATAAACTATCAGTCTATCCAAATCTACACCAAGTTGAACAGCCCACTCGCTATCGAATGTAAACTCTGCATCAATAAACAATGCCCAACCATCTGGGTTTGCTTTTTGATATTCAGCTATTGCTATTAAACTCATATATGTTTTACCAGATGATTCTTGCCCGGCAAACTGTATTACTCTTCCTCTTGGTAATCCCCAAATTCCCAATGCATCGTCTAGCAAATAACTTCCAGAAGAGATAACATTAGCGAATGTTGTAATCATATCATCACTTCCATGATATAATCCTTCACTACCATGTTGCTTTTGAAGTTCCTTCCAGATATCTGCCATAGATTTATTACTCATTCTTTCCTCACTTTAAGTAATCAAACTTATCTTTAAATTCTGTGGATAACAAAAAATCTTTTATAACCTCTGATGGGGTAAAAAATCCTATATATGGTATGGCTTCAGTATAACAACCGCGAAACTCATCAATACAGAAACCAGTATTTCGCAGATCTATATATCTAGCTAACCCAATCAGCCTGCCATCAGTAGAGAAAGCACCGCCACCAGATGCTCCATACATAACACCACCACTTATCTGTATTAGTGGTGTGTTATGTAAATGCCTATCTTTACTGCTCACAATACCCCTCACAATTGTTCTATAATTACCATTTGGATTTGCAGCTATATAAATATCCTCACCAACCTCAAGATTTTGTGTGCTTATTTTGGAATAATTTAACTTAACTCCAATATCTATTCTTAATATAGCTAGATCAGTTAATTTATCGACATATACTTCTTTACAATTATAATATATTATGCTTGTATGATATTTGTCTTTTCCCTTATAAACGAAGACAAACGATACCCTTGGTCTTTCATCACCTTTGTAGTTTCCATCTTTATCTACCATATCCCAGATAATATGATAGTCTGTTAAAATAAATGTATTTTCATCATCAGAATGTACAATAACACCAGAAGAACCATTAACCATAACAATCGTGTCTAATATTTCTTCTGGTGTAGTTGTTGGGATTGCATAGTTAATTAAAATAGCAGATAATGCAAAGATAGCTAATACTTTAACCATCCTTCGAAATATTTGTTTCAGTCTCTCATCTCCCTAATACTCTCAAGCACTTTTCTTTCTTTTTCTGATATGCTTTTTGGTATTTTAACATCTATTATGGCAAAATGATGTCCTTTTTCATTTGTAGTTATGACACCTTTATTAGATACTTTTAATATACTATTTGGTTGGGTTCCAGGTGGAACGGCTAATGTAATTATACCATGTATTGTATCTATTTTTAATTTAGTCCCTAATACAGCATCTAGATAATCTATCTTATGATTTGATCTTATATTTAAACCATGTTTTGTAAATTTTTCATGTGGTATAACCGACGTATATAAGTATAAATCACCTGGCATTGAACGTCCCGGCATACCTTTTTCTTTCAATCTTATGGTCGTACCATTATCTATGCCAGCGGGAATTGATACTTTCAACTTTTCTTTTTTATTATATTGTCCACTACCATTACACTTGTTACACTTTTTTGTTATTATTTTACCAGATCCACCACACCCACTACAAGTGCTTATATAGCGCATTGCTCCTCTTGCATATGCTGTCTGTCCTCTACCACCACACACACTACAGACAACTATATCATTATTACTTTCAGCGCCAGTTGCTCCACATTTATCACAGTTTCTAGGATATTCTATAAGTAGCTCTTTATCACAGCCCTTTACAGCATCCATAAAAGATATAACGATCCTTTGTTTTAAGTCTTGACCCTTACCACTTGATTGTCTATTGAAACCAAAGTTAAAATCAACACCAAATATATTTAATATATCCTCTATATCAAATCCACTAGAATACTGTCTAAAATTTTGTCCTCCGACACTACCAAATTGATCGTACTCGGACTTCTTTTTTGGATCACTGAGGATCTCATATGCAGCAGATATTTCCTTAAACTTCTCTTCTGCCTCTGGATCGTCTGGATTTTTATCTGGATGTGTTTGTTGAGCTAAGTTACGATATGCTTTTTTTATTTCCTTTTCATTTGCATTTTCTTCTACGCCCAGGATGTCATATGGACTTTTCATTTAACCCCTGTTTCTTCATTGTATGTGCTGATAATGCCAAGACTATGGCGTCGACAATATCGTTATGCTTGTTAAACTCGTAATCTTTCAATTTATACTTTTTAACTATAAACTCATATGCTATTTCTTTTTTATTTTTAATCCCAACCAACGATCTAGCCGATGACGCCATTACACTAATAGGATCTTTTCCAGTTTCTTCATATATAGTTTTAATCACGACACCACGTGCCATTGATAATATCTTAAAAGTTTTTGCATTCCGCCCTTTATAGATATCCTCAATGACAACTTCATCTGGTTTATTTTTTTTTATTACTTTTTTTATTTCTTTTTCTAAAAATAAAAGCCTTTGGCCATAAGTTTCCTTTGGATTGGGTTGGATTAGGCCGCACGATTTCTTCATTAGCTTACCGTTATTAAATATACAGTATCCAGTAGAAGAAATCGATATATCTAAACCCAATATTTTCATTTTATCTCTATGAAAGTTACTCCTTTCAGCTATTCTTTCATTACAATAAAAAAGCAATAGCGGTTATTATACCGCTATTGCCCTTTGGATAATTAGTGATTAAATGTTATCAAAGTTGAAATCATCATCTGTTGAATCGGAATCAAAGTCATCAAAGTCATCATCCACTTGAACATCAGGCTCACTGATACCGAGTTGTTCCCTAACCTCTTCCGGCGTTGGAGCTTCTGTCATTTTAACAAGATCAACTTTATCTAAAAATTCCTTAATTGCACCCTTCTCTTCTGCAGTAAGAGCTCCCTTTGGTTCTGGAGACACAATATATAATGGTTGTGAGCCTTTGGGCTGCCTTTCTATATCAACATCATAAGCTCTTGGATCACCCCAAGTTTTTTTCTTGTGTAATCCTAGTATTTGTTTATAAATCTGAGGCCCAATCTCAAGAATAGATGGTCTGCCACCATTTCTACGATCAAGCACCCCAACAAACCATCTTGCCGATGGTTTTTCACCACGCTGCACTAGTGGGCAATTTTCTACAGCACTTCTAATCTTACGTTTCTTACCCGTTGCATCTGTAGTCCATACGGTATAAAATTGATATGGCTTAGTGAAAATTCTTACCACATTATTGCCCTCTTCAAGCTTCATAAAATCGTTACCACCAAGATCTGCATCTCCCCAATCACCTAATTCGCCTACTACTTTTGTTACCATGTTTAACTCCTTCTGTTAATTTACCCTTAGACTTTGGCCCCATGCCGGCGTCTGTATCGGGCTATTTATTATTATAACAGTAAATTACTTTTTGTCAACTACTTTTTACCAACCTTCATTATTATCTTCTGGCGTCCCTCCATTCCAACCAGCAGCTTTCTCATGTGAATATGCTCGTTCCAATATCTTTTTGCATAAATAATGCATCTTATTAAAACTACTATACTTGGACTCAACCCATTTAGAGAAAGCAACTGCTTTATTATAATCTACACAAGCTTTAAGATAGTCTTCATCTAATTCAGCAAAAGCTACTCGCATTTTATCAGTCTTTATATTCTTTTTTTCAGCTGACTTAATTAAAAAAGCTTGATTGTATGCTTTTTGTTTTGCATCTTTAGTCTTCGACACATAAGCTGTTGCTATTGCCATAAGCTCTCCACATAAATCTGCACCGCGAAGATATTTTGTTGCTAGAACTTCAGCATTATTAATATCTATATTAC